AATTGTCCTGTAGAAGGATTTCCAAAAGATGATGCCGCATTGTTATAAATTTGCTGACCTATTCCTTTTACTCCAGCTGATTTTTTTTTGACTTTTGGCATAGTAATCCTTTTCATAGAAAATATAGTGCGACATTGATATCCTAGCGCCATACAAATCTTTTTTCCATAAAAGGGGAAACATGGCTGATCTAAAATTTAATGTAGGTTCTTTTGTACCATTACTGGATGTATTTGATGACCAACTCATACGACAATTAGATCCAGATAGTGAGCAATTTAAAGAATTTTTAACAAGATTACGCACTAATATTAATAATATTGCTATAGCACTCAACACAAAAGATACTGGCTTTTATGTAACACAGTCCTTTGTGAATGGACAAGTGTTTTTTCCTAATCCATCCTTAGGCTCAAGTACTCCTCAACAACCTACCTATCGACAAGTTTATAGAAAGGTAATCAACTTTGGCACACTACCCAATGCTGCAACTACATCTGTTGCTCACGGAATCACAACCACTGCAGCTTTTACATTTACTCGAATTTATGGTTGCGCTACTAACCCTAACACTAGTTTTATACCTTTGCCTTATGCGTCCCCGACATTAAACAAAAATATAGAACTCAATGCTGATGCCACCAACGTCAATATAACAACAGGAATAGATAGAACAGCATACACAACTACTTATGTTGTGCTTGAGTATATCAATCAGTAGCTACTGCAATCTATTGGTTGTACTGTCAGCGGTGAAAAGCATAGCGTGCATCTCGAAATCAACACCATCCATAGTTGATGCCAATAGTTGAGCATCAGACTGATAGATTCTTAGTTGAATAAGATTTCCCTCAGCATTAGGATATACCGCATGCCATAATTGAGTTTGAAGTAATTCAATAGGATAAAGAGTATAAGGAAATGTCTCTAATATCATACTCGTCAAAGGAACAGGCGGATTAGTAGAAAAATTATATGGTAAAAAATCCACAGTCATAACGCCAGTATCTGTTCTATCAACAAAAAAATTAATAGCTTTAACGTGACAATTTCTATCATTAGAAGAATAGAAGTTGTACTGTTTTGTGAGTATATCTATACGACTTACACGAGCGACTGTTCCAAGTCCTGTATAAGTTCCCGTCATACCAACAAGATTGATAGTAAACGTATTAGCATCTACCACGGTAACTTCATACACAGCATTATTAATACCAGTAAGTCCCTGAGCATTTTCAATAGCAACAAAATCATTCGTAGAAAGATTATGATTGATCACCGTTAAGGTTACTACTGGTGTAGCGTAGATTATTTTACTTATCTGTAACGCAGCGGAATTTCTAAACTCATCTGCATTACAAACAAAAGTAAATCCTTCCTGATTACCAGCAAGAACATCTTTAATTCCTGTAGGAAGTTGCTCAAATCTTTGTACGTAACCAAATGCGGTAATAGAATCATCATACATAGCCCAAGTGCCATTTTGATAGTTATAAACAAGTACTTGATTAGGATAAACCGTATTGGCGTTCGCAACACTAGGAATTGCCCAATAAACCATCTGATTAAAAAAGTCTCTTACTCCGTAAATACGGTTCATTTCATTGCCGGTAACTTTTACATTAAAGACTTCTGTTGGGATCTTATCGTCGATACGCTCAACATAAGCACCGTTACAAGCATGAACACCAATGTTGCCAACACCAATAATGGAGCGATCAAAGGTAACAGTAGAAAAAGTAGACTCAACACCAAGTTCAGCGTTAATTTGCTGGAAGGTAAATGGTAATTCTTGATTACCTTGATAAACAAGTTCATAGGTTGATTCCTCAAAGTAAACAATCAATCTATCTTTCAATATTCTTGCAGATATAATAGCCTGCTTTGTTGGTGCATCTATAAAGCCACCCTTACCGCCTATATCTTCTCTCCATGGAGTTTGACCAGCAGATACAGGATCACCAACTTGGCAATAGCGAACCCTATTGGTATACGTCTGAAGTGATGCTGTTGATCCAAGAAACTCAACCGTATTTAAAAGAAGTAATCTTCCTTTAAAGGATAGAACTATACGAGCAGTATAAATCTCATCACCAGCTGAAGAATCGTATTGTATACCAGCACCTGTAAGTATATTCCAGTTTGCTCCATCATAATAACGAACTCGATCAGTCGGATTATAGTTCACAACAAAAAGATAATTATTATAAGCAGCAATACCACGATAATTAGTTGCCCAAGGAAAATTATAGTCAGTACCGGTCCATGTACCAGCAGCGGCAGTACTTAAATTTTCCCACTGAGTACCTGTAAAGTAATAAGAGAATTGAGTATCAAAGGCAAAAAGAGTTTCCTGGTTAATCAAAGTACTATTTTCATAATCAACAAAACCCATAACTGGTGTTGCAGGATAAAAATAAACCGCTGTTAAAGGGTTCTCAGTGTTACCAGTAATAACCAAAGCTCCGGTAGTCGTATTGTAAGTTCCCGTTGCTGCTCCTGTCGTTAACAAGGTAACAGGAGCACCTAACGAGGGAACTGTCAGTACTGTGTTACCAATAGAGAACTGTTGACCAACATTAAATACTGCACCAGGTACCGTCGCGCTAAAATTACCTGAAACAGCAGCAGTGGTTCCTATATTGATCCTTAAACGAGAATATAACTGTCTAAATTGTGGGGAAGGAAGAGAGTTCATAGGAGCAGAACCGAAACGTTTACGTACACGACCAAAGAACACTACCGCATTATTTAACGTAGCGAATGCACTATCTGGTAGTAACCATGGTCTTACGTCAGTTTGTAAACCGACAGTAACGGGTGCAATCATAAACTTATCGGCCATACTATTCCTTTAAAAGTTTCTATTCCATCCAAATGGATTCGATCCCAAACCTGACTGTTCACTGTAGATCGTAGCCGCTCGTTCTTTAGATTGATTCTTCAGTGTTTTTCTCAGCACTAAGCGTTCTTGTTGCTTAAACTCAGTCATAATCGAAGCAACACTATCCTGATCCATACGATCTTCAAATATCTTTTTAGCTGCGCCATAGGCAATATACTGCCACCAATCCTGTAATAGTGGATTCTGAGTTCCAGGAGTAGCTAAAAAAGCTACCGGTCTAAAAAAGACATCAAATGTAATCTTGTAAGGCTTATCAGGAACAGGGCGCAGGGTAAATTTATTATCATAAAATAACATTGTTGTAGGTCTACTTGCCACATAAGGAACTGTTTCTGCAAGTATCGGTGCTCCATTAGCTGGTGCTGTTGCCCATGTTAATGTATATGCACCAGTAATATAATTTATTGTACCAGTAGACGTTGCAAATTGTGGATCAACAAGGTTACCCAATCCATCATCAGCTAATGTTAGTCCTAGTCCATTAATATCAGTTGAACCAAAAGTAACTTCATTGCGAAGTACCGGTAGTGCATTTAACGTACCTGTGAATACAGTAGTGACACCATTACCAGTATTAACAGTAAGAATATTATTAATAAGGGGGTATTGCTCATAAAGTGACTGCCTTGACTGCGTTAAATAACTTTCATAACCAGCAATAATAAGTGGATTATCAATGCTAGTATACTTGTTAATGAAATCATACAACACACTGGTTGTTGGTGTCTGCACAGCATTAGTGTGAGTTGTGTCGGTATAATAAACATCAATATTAGGCTGACAATAAAAGCTAAAAGTAGTCTTAACATCGAATAAACTCACATGATCAGGAAGATCATACGCAATAAAAGTGTTAATATAATTATCTAAATCAGTATCGGATAGTTGCGCTGTAGATGGAGTACGGGTTAATAACCTAACCTTATTTCTAATCGTCTGTAATGTTGTTGGCGGATTTGATGGCATTATTATCTCCTAAGAAACAAACACTATACCACTCTGTGCATTATGTGTTGCTTGATACACTGACGAATTTATTTCACCCACTGGAACAACTGATGCATATTTGCTCAAATACCACGGTGAACCAATGGGTGTTGTATATGTATCAAAGGTTCGAGTATCAATATCTATAGTGAATGTTGTAGGACCATTTACGGTAATTGCACCAAACAAAAAATTAGCTTGTAGCATACCATACCCTGCTGGCACATAGAGCCTTACAATAAGTCCCGTAAGATAGTTATGGGCGAAACTTGTTGTAACTGCAGCTGGATAAGCTTTAGTTATCGCGGTAATAATACGCATTGCCGGTTGAAAGACTGGATTCATTACTGCATAAGTAAATGGAGTTGCCATACTCATCACCTTTTAGACGTTTAGATCTCTCACAGTAACAATATTATTAGTACGGTTAATTTCAAATTCATCATCAATAATAAAGTCTAACGGAATGAAATCAAAGCGTTTTGTTTTAGTTCCTATTTCTTGTGATGCTTTACCGAAATCATCCTGCTTGAAAGAGTGTACTGGATACCAGCATCCATTAGCCACATGAAGCGCTACTCCACGAGGAACTTTGTATATCTTTCCATCTTGCATCGTATATTTTTCAACTTTATCTTCACGATACTTTCTGAAACAGAACTGTATTTCGCCACCCGGTGTTTCACGGTTAACAAATTTACCAGTTACTATCTCACGATCTCTATCATGTTGATA